CTATTACCCTTAGATACGTTACAGCGCTTGCAACAGGCCACCGCGTTATCAAAGCTGAGTACTAGCTCTGGGGCTTTGCTTACAGGTATGACGTGATCTACTTGGTCTGCATCACCGCCACAGTAATGGCAAACAAAGTTATCTCTAGCTAATACTGTATTTCTAAACTTATACCTATAGGCCCTGTTAACTCTAGGATCTCCACGCTTAGACACGCTTAAACATCTCCTCAGCTTCAACCTCTACGCAAGGTATGCACCAAGCCTCATAATCTCTATGCTTGCTCCAGATTATTTCGCTTTCATCACTAGGCAAGCCACAATGCTTACATATAATAATAGCCATTAATACCAGCCTTTCTTATTGTGATGCCGTAGAGCTTTACACGCATCACCCTTATAGATCTTATGGTTATCTATGTACTTTAGCCCTAAGTCTATCTGTTTGTAAGGGTTTGTTTCTTTCATATTTAACAGTTGTGGTATGCCATAAGCGCTACTGTGTTTATTCTTGGCTTTAGGCCGCCAATTACTTTCCTTAGTCCATAGCTTCTCAATACATACAAACTCTTTATATGAGCCTATTTTTATATGAGCATAAATCTTATAAGCATCTACAGCATTTATATCAGCGTTTGCCGGAACTTTCTGAAAAGACAGGCAGCCTACAAATAGGCATAGAGCTACCCTACGATTACGCTGCTGGGCTGAGCTAACCGCTAGGGCGGCTCTGCCTGCGCGCAGTAATCGTACTGGGCTAGTCAAGCATTTAACTAAATTGTGGATAACTTGAGCGTGGCTTGGGCGTGTTGTCCACAGCTTTTTAACGCCTGTGGATAACTTAATTGCGTACCTGCCGGGCTGTTGCCACATCTACCAACGTTATATCCAATAGCCCACAGCGCGTACATTGTAGGCATTTAACGTTAGGTGGCAGGTGATCCGATACTACGCGCTCTAGCTGCAAAGTAACGGTTTTGCATTGGCGGCATTTAGCCTCAATATACAGCATAGTTTTTAACCCCATTATCTAATAATTATTGGCTTAAAGTATGGAAAATAATCAGCTGCTTTTACAAATACATACAGCTTTTTTATCTCATCTACACCGGGCAAGGTGTATAAAACAGGCCTTAAATCACGCAGCATTTCTATATTTAGCATTAGTAGGCCGTCATCAAACCTAAATAGTATTCTATGGTATGAGTCTGGTAGATCCCTATGCAAAGGTAAACCTAGCATCTGTTGTACCTTTGTAAACGGCACGGCATAAGGCTCACTACTAGGCCTATCAGCCCATTTTATCTCTAAATCGCCTATGTAGTTTTCACGCCCAAAGCCCTGTATTTTGTTTATGTGGTAATCGGTGAAATAAAATCTAGGCGTAGGGGTCAAATACCACGGGTAAGTACTCATTAAATAGGCCGCCAACTTTATCTGGCGGTCTTGGTTGCGTTGAGTTTCTTTAATTGGCTGCACGGCTGGCCCTTTCAGACTCACTTAATAGCTCATCTGGTACAGGCTCACGCTCAGCTATTGGGTCTAAATTACGCCCGGCCTCTAATAAAACCTCAGCGTGATCATCTGGGGCTAGCCACCTATCACCATAACGCTTTAGCCATATAGGTTGGCATTGATGCGCTTTAACTTTGTGTGGGCATAAATAACCTTTATACGGGCTACCGGTCTTATTTGACGTACCTTCAATTAAAACTCTATGCCCGTGTTTACAAAGTGGCGGCTCTGGCATTGGTTCACCTGCCCCTAGCTTTGCTTTAAGGGCGCTAATTGACTCAGCGGCGGTAGGTACTGCCCCACCTGCCCCGCGTGTCTGTAATGGGGCTTGTATGGCCTCTACCTTTTCCATATCTTGCCTTGTAGGCCTGCCAACACCGCCCGGGGTAAGCAAACCTATAACGCGCCCATAGGCAGACGTTACGCAGTTTTCTACCCAAAAATTAGCATTTACGCCGCGGTCAGATCTAACCTCTAGCGCATAATCTACCGCGCTTGGTTTTTCGTCCTCATAGTTTTTATAGGCCTCAGCTCTCATTAAGATATAACCGTTTTTTAGGTCTATGTCCTCTATGTAAGCTATTAAACGCAAACCCGGAAACTCAGCCCGGGCTCTTTTAATTCTTGCGTTTACGTCCTCGTACCCGTCTAAAAAACTCATTTAGTTACCTCTTTTAGCGCTTTAGCTATATTGCGCCCTCTTAGGTAACCGTCCCCGTGGCCTTCACGGTATCCCGTCCTATAGGCAGCTAACATAAATAGGCCTACTATTAGTACGGTTAAAGTAATTACTGCTATATCAGCTAACATATTCACCCTTTGTTTAGGCTGATAAAACTACTACACTAAGTAGCCCTCTCAGCGTGTAGTAAAAGTATGAGCCCTAACACCGACATAAGGCAACGCGACACGCTAACGCTTTAATCTATCCTCTAATAACATTTCATAAATGCGATCTACTTGGCCCTCTATACGCTCAACCCGGCCTCTAAGGTTATGCCCGCCGTTGCCGTCTGGCCTCAGCTCTGATAAATAAAACTTAACTAAATGGCGTACAAACCCAACCCCTACCGCTGCAAGGCTACAAAGTCCTAGCGATATAGCTAATAGGGTTTGGGCTTGGTTCATTACTTAGACCCTACGCCAAACTGTTTCTCATTAGGCTGTAGTGCCTTAAATAACGGCCCCACAAGACCGGCTAGAAAGGCATTAGCCAATACTTTAGGGTCTGTTATACCGGATATGTATAGAGCTGCAGCGCTTGCTAGAGCAGCGCGCCCATAGCTCCACGCAGCCGCCTCTAGTTTTTTCTTGTCCATTTTTGCTCCTAAATGCCCTTAGTTTGTTAGTTTAACTAACCCTAACTTTGCAATAATCTTAGCGGCTTTTTCTGCATTTACCGTTATTTCAAAATGCATTTCATCTTTACGGTTACGGTAATCACCGCCCCAAGTTAAACCATATTTTTTAGCTAGCGCTCTAATCATAGGTACTTTATCAGCCGGGAAAGTGCCTACAGCTGCTAGCGGGTGTTTAGTAGCGTTTAGATCTATAGCTGTACCGCTGCTATGGCAGCTTAATTTATCTGTAGTACCGCGTACCATACGGAAAGCGTAGCCCCACTCATCTAAAGCGCCCTCATCTATTGGCTCTATTAGAGCGTGAAACTCAGCGGCAAAACCTACTAGCAAAGGTGCTACAGCCTCAGCACATCTAAGTTTTCTATTAGTGCCGGGTATAGCATAACTTTTTATGCCAATTTCTGCCGGATCTTTACTGGCAGGCCAGCCGTTATAGCTTGTTAGCATATTCTATAAAGACTAACTTAGTAAGAGTTTGGCTTCATCGGCAGTAATGCCAAGTTTTTCCAATAGAGCAGCCTTCGCTTCTGCCGTTTTAATGGCTTCTTGCTCTTGAGCTGCAAGTGCTGCTTGATCTGCTTGCCATTGGGCTAACTCATCGGCGTTCATTTCTCTTTCAATAATTTCGCCAGTTTCAACATTGTGAATAACTTTCATTGGATTTGCCATTATAGAACTCCATATACATTAACTGTGCCTGATGTAAAGTTTCCTGCGCTATTCCAAAATTCCAAAGAACTTATTGCAGTTGTTTGATTATAAAAACCAATTAATGAACGATAACTTATGTTAGTAGTTGTAGTTGCATTATTTTGCATACTCCAACCTTGAATCATTTTCCAAATTGAAGTATTTGCGTATTCGTAAATTGTAAAAACCGACAAGCCTTGCGCAACTGAATTATCATTACCTAAAGACAATGTCCAAGTAGAATCATTATAGGCAAGGCTTCCACCATCACCTGTTGCAGTATTTATGTTATGGTATCTGCTCGCCGTAGCATCAGCATTGGCTCTTACATAAATGCGCGCATCGTCTGTTGCAGGTTTGTAATTTAAGATCACAATATATAAATTGCGATAGGTGCTAGGAATTGAGCCAACTGTTGTCGTTGCTCCGCTTAGCGTTGTTCCACCTGTGTTAATTAAAGTTAAACTACCGCCACCAGCAGCAGCAGCCCATTTAAGGCCGGTAGTTTCAGCGCTATCTGCGGTTAGTATTGTTCCATTAGCTCCAACAGCTAAACGCGTAAAAGCATCTGCACCTGTTCCAGCAACTAAATCACCTTTAGCATCTATTGCAGTAGCCATAGAGTTAGTAATAGTTACTGTGCCGCTAGTGCCACCGCCGCTAATACCTACACCGGCAGTTACGCCCTCTATATCACCTGTTGCGCCGCTAGCTGCCCACGCGCTACCTGTGTAATACCAAAGGCTGTTATTATCTTTAGTGTATGCAAACTGCCCTTCTTGGGGTGAAGTAATAGCGCTGTTACGCGCTGCCTCACTTGCAAAAACTAATACGCCTTGCATTAAATAGCCGTTTACATCGGCGGCTGTTAAAACCTCACCTGTAGTAAAGGTCTTAAACCCTAAGCCCGCTGCCATTGTTACCCCCTAATAAGCTAATACGCCGGTGTCTAGCACCCCGTATAGGCTTGAGTCTAGTATAAAGCCGTCTATTATCGGCTCTAGTGTGGTTAGTGTTGTTTTCCAGCTGTTAGGCGTAATTGCCATAGCTACGCCAAACACTTGTAAAGTTTTAGTTAAAGTAGATGACCCGGGTTGGTTTGTAGTAATAGTTATAGGGTCAAAAAAATCTAGATCTAAGGCGGCAATTATGCCGGCATTATAGTTATCTGTGTATAAATCTAAGGTGATGGCATCACATCTAATAGAGGTTTCTTTACGGCTAGCTACATAGGCTTGGGCGTAATCTAGGGCCGCGGCATCTGTCTGCATAAGTAGGTTTTGCTGGTTATAGCTATGGGCAAAATACTTGGCTACGCTAGCTGCATCTGTCGCTACTTGCGCCGTGCCGCCTGTACGGGTAATGCTAGCCTCATTGTAAATAAGTGTATCATCTAACCGCCAAACAGCATCAAAGTAGGCTATATCCTGCCCGTTATCGTTAAACACGGTAGGTGTGCCGCCTATGCTTGCCGTGGTTACGTTTCTATCTTGAAATACAAATGAACCCGTAGCATCTACATAAAGCGCCCCATACTCACTTATAGTTACCGTTTCCATAGCTGCAAGGCTAGTACGGGC